TTATTATTTGAATCCGCTGAATCTCTATTTGCATGATTAATATAATTATCATAATCTGCATCATCCGTTCCAACAGTAAGACCTTCATTATCAAGCATAGTCACAGTAATACTTCCACTACTATGAGCGGCATATTTCATAGTTAAAATCTGTGCTTGGTCAGAAGGTTCTATTGATTCAAATTCATTTACTCCAGTTCCGGAAGTTCCTGTTTTTATCCCTGTTCCACTCAAAGATAACCCTTTGAACATATGTGCCGGAAGACCACTAGGAACAGTTAAAAGTTTAGAACCTGCTGTTTTAGTAGCAGTAAAAGTATTGCCATATTTATGAAACAAATAATCTAGTCTTTCTAAAGTGTCATGGCTAGTGGCGTTTAATGAAAACTTACTGTAATCAATAATTTTCTCTTTATAGTCTGATACTGTTAGGAATGTGACTCTATTTGCCGCAGTATTTAAAGTAATTCCATTACCATCACCTTCAGCATCTATCCTAGCAAAGTATTTAGTGTTATGATTTAATTGATTATCTTTATCTAAAGAATCATTAACAAACCAAAAGTGAGGTCTTGCTACATGAAGTGAAGTCTTTAAGTCTTGCTTTAAACCAGCAGTAAAGGCAACTCCCTTTGAAGTGATTGCTGGTCCTTTAAAGAGTTTAAATTTAGTACCTTGAGCAATTTCATTTCCTAATCTGGGTTCAAAATCAAATGAATCTCCCAGTGCATCTGCATTTTTAATTTCTGTGATTCTAGCAAAGTGATGTTTTAAATGGTCGTCGGAGTGAATTAACACAAAGTAATAATAATCATTTATTGTGGATGCTATTGAGGCTAAATCTAAACCCGTTACAAATTGCGAATCAAAACAATGTATGTTAAACCCCTTAGTAGTGGATAGATTTTCATACTCCGCTTGTAGTGTATCGCTACTTGTTATTCTGTCAATACTACTTTCTTCGCTATCATCAGTGTAAATAACAGAAAACAAAAAATCTCCACTTGTAAATGATGTGGAAAGAGTAGTCATTACTGGATTTGTAGGAACATCAAAATTATAAGAAGCAACGGTTCCCGAACTTGGTTGGCTTGTTGCGACGAACATACCTTCATTAAATACATCTAATGTCATAAGTCCACCTCTTCAAATCTAAAGTAAAATAATGTATCGTTGTAGTTAGGGTGTAAAGAAGTAATAGATGGAAACCTCCTACGATAAACTGAACTTAAACACATTTCATGCATTTCGCCCATAAATTGTTTATTGTTCACTGCTGAAGAAGCACCCACTTCCCTATTACCATTGGCCCCAATAAATAAATCTTCATCTTCAAATGAAAATGTACCAGACTGTGCATGGGTTCCGACCTTAACTAATAAGCCATTTAAATAGATGTTAAGTTCTTTAGGTGTTTCAGCATAAGTGCAAGCGATATGAAATGAGTTGTTGATATATGTTGGGTCGGCATAAGCCCTACGAAAAATGCGGGTATATACTGGTATTTCCGAGTCGTCTTCCACCGCTAAGGTGACGGTATTATTTGAGGTATTTACAACCGTAGCAGTGCCAATAAACACCATAGAGCCACCAATCAATACATACATTTGGTCTCCTACCCCTACTTGCGAAGAGGTCAGCGAACCGAAAGCCAGCGTGTTCCAATCGGGTTCTGTTCCTTCATCAATTATGCCAATAGAATCAAATTCAATTCTTCCTTCGCTATTAATTAAATTTAAATTATCTGCTGAATATACCCAACTTCTATCTTTAGTTGGAAGTATAACAGCATTATCAGTAATAAATTCTTGAACTGCTCCACTGCTCAATTTAATACCTACAAGAATTTTATACTCGGAAGGTTGGTTTGCATTGGTAGTCGTTGAATTTTTAAGAGAAATATAAAAATTAGTGCTAGAAAATATTCTCATTTCGTGACTTAATGCATTACTAGTTGGTAAGTAGTCGTTATTAGATGGTATTATTTTTTTGTTTTGAACTAATGTTCTCCCACCTAATGCAGTAGTTAGCGCACCGTTAATATCGTAAGGAGTCACAATAGCCTCGAATGTAAAGTCACCGCTATGCGACCAAATACCATAACCAATATCATCTGTTGAATCTGGAACATTATCCGAGTAATCAATCTTAACATCTGCATTACACATAACAGGGAACACTAATGCTCTTTGTTTTCCTGTTAATACATCGTACATTTAATCACCTCAAGGAACAACGCTGGCAACTTCAAATTCTAAAGTAAAAGATAAGTCAAAGGATTCTGCTTCAAAATTACTTGTAAAACTTCTAACGAATCCTGTGAGTCCTAAATCAGTTGAAGAATCTGGGAATATTGAAAATGGGGTTGGTACGCCTCTATTATCTTTTGAATTTGCCCCACCTCTTGAACCGAATGTTAATGGAATTAAAGTTCCTGTGCTTCTATCGTTTATATCTATCCCACTTCTTGCCGAATAGTTACTATCAACAAATGATGGCATTAAAATAACCAATTCGGAAAAGGCTTGGTTTTTAGCAAAACCTGTCGAATCAACACCAGCCGCTATCATTTGTGCAACTTCGTGCGCTGTAAATGTTAATGTTGTATTTACTCCATTAATTGTTTTTGTAATTGAAGTATCAGTAATTGTGCCTGTTAAAGAAATACCCTTCGTTGCCATTCCTAAATCCAAAGCCGCAGTAATTGATTCACCTGCGGCTACACCGGATAATGGAACAGGGAATGCTGGAATTGTTTTAGTCACGCTAATTCCAACACTTGAAACATCTAAAGGAATAGTGTTAATTGACAAGTTAGTACCTGTATATGCTTGAGTTTTTAAATATACATAGCCCATAATATCATCTCATTGTTCGAGTAGCACCTGTTCGGTTCATCTTATTGTTAATCATGCTTCCTAATTCATTAGCAATACGACGCATTTCTGCTTTGGAAGTATCTTTAGCGTTAATTGTAATATTTATGTTAGTATTTCCTACCATATTTCTTGATTGAGCATTACTGAATACAGTATCGCCACTATTTAATCTAACCAATTCTGGCCCTAATTCTCCTACTAACGCCATGCCGCCCCTTGAAGTTCCACCGTTAGCAAACTTTGGTAATTTACTTAGCATTCCCCTTTCATATGAATTTCTAAATGTTTGTTCGATTCCTTTTTCTGTAAAACTATTTTTGATAGCATTGTATTTATCTCTTCCTGCTTGAACCTTTTCTCGAATCTTCTTAGCAGTAAGGAAATTATAAATCCCTAATACTTTTTCATATACCTTATCTGCTATTGATTTCATCCAAGCCTTAGCCTTTTCTTTCCTTTCTCCGAAACTATAAAAGTCTTTGAGGATTTGATATGCTTCTATAACTTTATCAACAATTCCATCTTTGATATAAATAATAGCATTGTAGGCATCATTGAATACTGTATATACCATATTAAATATTGTATATATTGTATCTTCTATATTTTGGTAATAATCACCAAACTTATTATCCAACCATCTAGCCACAGTATAAAGTGCGGCAAGGATAACAACGCCCAATAATAAGGGTAATGCAAATGCGGCGGCGACAGTTAAGGCAACACCAATTAAAAATTGAACTATAATGAAACCTGCTACAATTAAACCGACCTTCATCAGTATTCCCATAACTTGTTTTCTAAATGCGGGGTCTTTATAGAATTTATAGACCGCATCCATAAGCAATTCAAAACCTGTGACTAATGCAAGGAAAGCCATCTTCGCTAAGACTTTACCTGTTTTAATTAAAAGAACAATCCCTTTATCAACAAACACAGTTAAATGGTCAAGTGCTTTTTGATAGTCGCCTGATATGAATGCGCTTATTGCTTTCCATCCAGTTTTTATGAAATCAAATGCTAACATTCCTAATTCTTTAATTTCGTCTATTACTCCGAACTCTTGTAGTATTTCATAGTACCTTTTCATAAACATTAATATAACAAAGAATCCAGCAATTGCTAACATTCCCATAATTAGATATTTAAATACTAGAGAAAATATCGGTTGTAGTCTTTCGATTAGTTTATACATTTTTGTTCTAAATTTCTTAGCACCTGAAGACATTGGATTAACCGCAGAATAAATAGCCTTTGCTGATTTTGTGACGACTAATAATGGTGCTAATAACATTTTAGCATTCTTGAGGTTTTCTTTTACGCCACCATAAATGGCCGAACCTGCATCTCCTTTTGCCGTTTTAAGTGCCGTAGATTGGTCTTTTCGCATACTTTTTCTTTCACTTCTTCCAGCAAAAAATTGACCGATTCTTCCTTTTCCTTGTAGTTTTGATAATGCCTTTGCCTCTTTAATCCTAGTTTTATCATAAGCATATGCTAACTTTGTTTGTTTTATTAAGGTCTGTTCTTCTTTGAGAACTAATTTATTTCTTTCTTTAAAGAAACCAATAGAACGAGCCATAGCCTTTTCTTCGCTTCCTGTTGCTAATAATACTTGTTGATATGCTGCTGTGTTTTTTAACGCTTCTATATTTGCTTCTCCAACATCATCAATAACTGATTTTAAATTACTAAATTTTTCTTTGCTTGTATTAATTATCTCTTGTTGCTTTGCCATCTCTTTATTCAATTTTTGCGTTTCTATTACTAAAGTAGATGTAGTAAGTGCATTCTGGCTGTAAAGAGATTCTAATTTAATTATTTCTTTTTGTAAGTCAATATAACGGTCTTGAGCAGTAAGCATAATTATTTCTTGATTATCTCTTCTTTCTTCAAGGTTTTTTCTATCACCTTGCATTGTCAATAAATTTTTCTCATTTTTAGTGACAGCACTCATGATTTTATTTAGTTCTTTATACCCTTTTATTTTTTCTATCGTCTGTTTTGCCTCTTTATCCATAGCCTTTGCATTGGCGTTGGAACGATTTTCAAAACCTGCTAAAATAGAAAGGTATGCTCTTAATTGATTCTGTACCTTCCATAAAGGAGTACCTGAAACTAAACGACTAAATGTAGTCCAAGCCTTACTTGCGCCGTCTGTACCTGCGGCTACTTCCGTAATTTTCTTAGTAAAGCCTTTAAATTCTATACCTGCTTTTATTGTGCCAGAACGAAGAGTATTCAAGTCTTTAATAACATCGGTCAATTCATCTGGCACGACTCTTCCTCTCCATATCTTTTTGCATTTTATCCATTTCTTCTGCTTTTAATGTTTCAAAAGTAATGTGTACCGATAACAAATCTTTTACTAATGATACTGGCATTTTATATATTTCGAGAGGGCTTATGGCTAGGGCTTTAGACAAAGAATAAACTGTAATTAAAGATAATGTTTTAGGGTCTGCTTCCTTACCCTTTACAGCATCTCTAATTATTCGTTTTTTTCTTCATCCTCCTGCATCATCGCCATTGGATTAGGCAGGATTTCTTTTAACTGATTCCCGACATACGGACTTAATCGCAGCATATCGAGTGTGGAAAGTGATGGTTCAGTCTTTTCAATAAAATTTTCCACCATGTATCTATACATGGCTTGCAAATCAATATCAAAAGATTGAGTTCTTTGGTCAATCTTCATAACTGAATTTAAGGCTTTCTCGGCTTCAAGCCAAGTGGGTTCCTTTACCCAAACCTTAAGGTATTCTTCTGTATTAGGAGCCACTTTAACAAAGTGTTCCGTCGCTTCTGTGAGTGCAAACAAGGCACTCTTATCCGATATAATTTTCTTATTATTCAACATATTATCCACCTTCAAAAACCAACAAACAAACAAACGGTGTTGGTGGAATATGATTACTCTAATTTAGATTCCGTCTTTGGAGTCACCTTTGGAGTATCTTTCTTAGTGGGCTTCTTCTTGGAAGCGGCCTTTTTCTTAGCGAGTTTAGCAAGATATTTTTCGTGATACGAAGCCATTTAAATCATCCCTGCAATACCCAATGAGTAGTAGTCGTGCAATTGGTTAGAGTTCTTGGCATAAGAGTTGCTTCGACTGTAATTGCTGATTTATCTTCGGGAACTGTCCAAGTGTTAGCACTTGTAAAGTAATCATCAAAGGCTAAAGTAAATGATTCTCCACTGTCCTTTGTAAATACTAAATCAATAGATTGGGTAGTATCGTTATTTTCATCTTGGTTTAGTAATTCAGTAAATAGTTTATCATCTGTCACAAGAGCAGTAAGAGCAATTTCATAAGTTCTTTGTGCAGGAATACCTTCTTTGATGCTTTTATTACCAGCACCAATGAATCTCTTATCCATTAGATTGTTGTTGATTGTTAAAGTAAAGTTTGTAATCTTTAAGAATTGTTGTCCATAAACGCTAATAGTTCCATCCGAAAAGAAGAATGGTTCTAAATGAGTTGGTTCTGCTGTAAAGTTAAATAATCCAGAATTAGCAGTTTGTCCACCTCTTGATTCATAGCCGGTGCTTGGGCTTGCTAATGCTTGGGGAATAGGAGTCACTGCTCTTGTATTCAAATCTAAAGTCATTTTAACTTCTTCATTTTCATTAGCGGTCATTGTCAAAGTATTGACCCGATTTCCTCTTGCTATACGAACAAAGTTAATGTCTTCTGCATCGGCATCTTCGTCTGTTTGGAAGTTATTTGCTACATCTTTTGTTAATGAATACTCAAGAGCAAATGATGGCAAATGTGCGCCATTTGTTTCTTCAAACTTGTATGTAATGTATTGGCCTGTTGCCGCAACCGGATAAGTAGCAGAATCTAAATCATCAACGGTATCATCAACAGTAAAAAGCAAAGGAGGAATAATGTGATTTTCTCCATAACTTGCTTGACCAACACGATAAATAAACGGACCTTCGTCAACATGAGAAGTATTCGAGGTTCCGTGGAAATACAACTTATGTGCGGCTGTTCCTGTGTGATAATTGGTTGGGTGGTTTGAAGCAGAAGTTCCACCACCAAAACTTAATTGGGTACACTTGCCTAAAGCATAATAAAGCCAAGTGACTTGATTACAAACCAATGCAAGATTACCACCGGAAGCAGTTTCAATGCCTTTGTATTGATGGGTGAAATTTCGAGTGCCACCAAGAGAAAGATTTAATTGTTTCATCTCAACTTCGATGTTTGGAAATGTGGCGGTTTCAATCAAACCAAGCCAATTATCAGCATGGAGTCTTGTTTTACCTGTTCCGTCATTATCTGAATCGGGAGCAGGACAAGGTGAGCCATATGCTCTTAAAACAAATTCATCATCAGCAGTGACAACCGCCGCACTCGTAGCAGGGGTAATTGTGAAGGTATCATGGTCATTTGCAGTAATTGTGTGAGAAGAAGCATAGGCACCGTTATCATACCAATCTAAGGTACAACCAACATAAAGATTAGGAACTAATTGAAACTGAACAGCATTAGTGGTTTCAATTTGAATTGCTGTTGTGCTTGTTGTTTGTGCTTTGAAGAAAAAGTCCAATTCTGGAACTAAAGTCATCGTTGCGCCGCTACCTAAAAATATACTGCTGTTTTCCACTGCCATGTTATCCTCTCCTTTCCTTTACAAACTTACTAAGGGAGTGTTAATGCGAATCTTTTTGTTTCTATTGATAATTTATAGCCGAATAGACGCTTACTACGGTCATTACTTTCACTTCTTGAACCTACGAATAATTGATTGAATTTAGACCCATCACTCGCTGTATATCCTGTTCGGCTACGCTCAAGTGCATGACGAGCGACCAAGTATAAAGCCCTTAGCCTATCCCTGCCAAAATTGGCATCAGTACCAGCCCTTTCATCGTGAATGGTTCGTATATGCATAGTAAATGAATATGTTTCATTTCTAACATCAAAGTTGGTAGTAGGGTATTCTATGTTTTGGGAATCTTCAAAGAAGATAATAACATCTTTAGCAGTTAAATCGTATCGAACACCTTTATTCTTTTGTAATGTTCTTACATCAACAAAGTTAGGAATGGCAACATGGTCTGCTGTAATTGTTCCGGCTTGCTGTAAAGTAGTCGCAGAAGACGACCAATTGCTGCTAACTAAATCTATGAGAAGGCTGACTTCATCCATGAATTAACCTCCGTTCTTATTGCTTTAGAATATGCTTTTGAGAATTGTTCTTCTGCATTCTGTATAACTTCTTCGTCACTTAAAGATATATCTATTCCTAGTATTTCAGAAAGTTCTTGAGTTGCTAATTGTCTTTCCTTTTCTATATCTAAAAATTTTTTAAATTCTTTTATTTGAATTAAAGCAACTAAGTTGTCCATTACAAACCACCCGAACTAGTTTTATTTTCTTGTGGTTTATTTTCTTGTGGTTTTTTTAATTTATTTTGCTGTAATGCTGCTAATCTTTCTCTAAGTTTTGTTTGTTGATTACTCAATGATTGTAATTTGTCTTTGTCAAAACTATATTCTAATGGTTTTGTTCTACTTTCAACAGTGGGATTTACTACTTTACCAACTTTTCTTTGAAGTTGTTGTCTAACTTCCGGCGATAGTTCTTCTTTGGCTGGTAGTGGAACTTGTTTGGCTCCATACCTACTTAGTTGTTGTTTAACTTTAGGTGATAAATTTTTATCTTTTGGTAAAGGTACTGTTTTGCTTTCTAATTGTTGTGAAAGTTCTCGGAGTTGCGGTACAATAGGTTTGCGTTGTCTAGGTAAAGGAACTGAATCTGTTAATTGTTCTGTCAATTGTTGTTGTTGTGTTTTTTGAGGTTTTTTTGGTAAAGGAACTGTTTTTGTTTCTTGAGGCGGTTGTGTTTTTTGTGGTAAAGGAACTTTTTTATTTTTATTTCTTTGCATCCTTTCTTCTCTAGTTAGTGGCCTATCTATTACAGGTAAAGGAGTTTGATTTTTTCCACTTTGTTTTTGTTTTCTTTGTGCTTCTTCTTGGGGAGTTAATCGACTATCGGGTAATTTAACATTTCTTGCGACTGTTGCCATACCTGCTTTAGTCGGGTCTTTACCTTCTGCCATCGCTCTCATAGCCGCCGCACCAACACTTTCTTTATTCTTACCTTTGGCTCTATTCTTGGCTTCAACATTTCTTGCGACTGTTCTAATAGCCTCACTATTAGCATTTGGTTTTGGTTGTTGAGTTTGTTGTGGTTGTTGAGTTTGTTGTGGTTGTTGAGTTTGTTGTGGTTGTTGAGTTTGTTGTGGTTGTCGCTGCTTTGCTTCTTCTTCGTTAATAATCATTCTATAAACTTCTGGATTAAAACGACCCGCTATTCTTGGGTCAGTGCTTTTAACACCTAATGCTTTAACCCTATCCATTAATTTTTGATTTTCTTGAGTTGATTTGGTTTGTTCTTGGGGTGACATGCCACCCTGACCTTGAACTTTAATTATATCAAACCAAGACATAAAATCACCTTTCAATCTAATAAGAAAACCAAGTCGGCCTTGCCCTTGAGTATATCGTATGCTTCCTTTGTGAGTATATCATACTTTTCCTTCGTCGAGATGTTGCTTCCCGTTTCAGCGATTAAAATCGTTTGGTCGTCATGTCTAAGCAATTCAGCCGCAACCAGCATAGTAGCCGCTTTGTGAATTGCAGATGGAACACGACTACTACCTGCAATATAAGTACAAATGATTGAGTTTTGTGTATGGTAAGGATAGTCCCTTAAGAAGAAAATGCGCCCTTCATCCCCTATACTCCAAAAAGAACCAAGTCTCTTCATATCTTGCATATCAGTGAACGCAACTGACTGTGTATTCGATGTTTCTCCTGCTTTATCTGTGAGGGTGAGGGTACATTCGGAGCCATCTTCACCTGCTAAAAGGCTAGAAATGTTTATTTTGTTGCCATCATCGGGGTCTGTGGAAGCATAAAAGAAATCCGAAATAGCGAAAGAAGAATCTTCATTGGAATTTTTAAACTTTTCAGCCGTAGCACCAGTAAATTGAGCAGTATTAGATGGGTACTCTTCGTTAATTAAATGGCATATTTCTTTTGCTGTCGTCTTTGAACCATAAGAAGCATCGAAAGTATTAACTGCATTTGTTCCACCCTCGCCTGTAAAGAATAACTCAAATGTCTTACCGCTATTGGGTAATTGTAATGTAATTTTTCTAAGATGTTTATATCCAGCAGGGTCAAGAGTAATGCTGGCTTGTGCAGAAGCAAGTTCCAAATAACTGTTTCCTTGCCACACTTGGAGAGAAACAACCTTTTTTAGTTTCAAAGTATCTAGTTGCACGAATCCAACATAACCACCATAATAAGATTGCATTGGGTGTCGAATAAATTCAAAGTTGTGAAATTCATTTCTGTAAATAATTGGACGATAGGAACGCTTTACTTTATCGTCAATAATACCTTCAATGTTTTTAATAATTGAACCTACTTGTGCTTGAGTTGGATAGGTCGAAGTGGAAAATGCAGGTACTTGTAGCATATCTGATACTGCTCCTTTATCAGTATAATAACCACTACCTGCTGTATAATCAACATTAATTGCTGTATAGTCGCTTGGAGAAGATGCTATTGCCATTTTAATTACCTCTTAGTAATGCGCTTTCTATTTTGCTAACATTTGTATTTACTGAGTTAATAAATGCATTTATTGATTGTGTATCTTTGCTTCTATTAACAGAAGACTTTTGGTTTGTTATTCTGCTTCCTCCCCTTTCACCCATACTGTATGGAAACAGTGCTTTATGAGTAATTTCATGGGTTGGGAGCAATTCTGCTATATCAAATATATAACTCGTTTCTATTGTTTTCTTGCCGTCTTTCTCGACAGTTTTCATAACTTTACTTACCTTGAATTTAAACCGATATAATAATTCCATGTCTCTAAGCGGTTCGGAAAAGTTTTTAATAACCCATGTTCTAATTGAACGGAATGCTTCTTTTGCTTCCTCCGATGTAAATTTATTTTTCTGTTGTGCAATAGGAATATTAATAGTAGTAGTATTTGTGGACCTTTCTTCCAAATCATCGGCTAATGTTTTATCTTCGCCTTTTTTTGCTTTAGGTCCAAAACCACCGGATGCTAAATAATTAATAAATTCTTCCTTTGTCCATTTTTTATCAACGCCCGTCTTAGGGTCACGGTATTTTAGGTCTTTAAATTCCTTTGGTAGTTGTCTTGTTTGTACTATTTTCTTAGCCGACGATGTTAATTCCTTAACTTTTTCTTCTATGAATGATTCCATTAATTCTTCTTCTGCTTTAATATCCTCTTCACGACTAACTATATCACTAGAAACAGATTTAACCATATTATCTAATTGGTATTTGTATTGTGCTAGTGCTTCCTTATATTTTTCATTAGCCTTTTCAGAACTTTTTCTATTTGAAGACCGTATAATTTCCACTGCATCTTCGAATTTTTTAAAGTCCGGCTTAAATTGTTTCTTGTCTTCTGTTAGTCGAAATGAATCAAAGTATTCTTGTATAGTCTTACCGCCAGTATCTCTTTGAATAGAATCATTTAATTTATCTAAATCATAGAATAAAACCGTTCCTTTTTTCCCAACTATCTTTTCCTTACCTTCTCTTTTAATATGATATTGTAATACACCATTTATATCTTTTTGTTTTCCTTGACTATCTAATTCAGGTATTTTAGTGATTTCCTTTGCATCTCCTTCTCCCTTTATTTTAGGAAAGGCTTCTGTTCCTTCATCTGATGGAGTAGCATAGGTTTCATAATCTGGTCCCTGTTGATATTTTGGAGGATTAAAATATTTATTATTAAATGCTTGGTCTTTTGGACTAAGCACATAATCTAATATATCTTCTTTTAGTGGCTTTGAATGCTTAATTGCATTCTTAACATATATTTTAATTCTTTCTGCAAACTTTATCCCGTATAAAAGACTAGTTCGATATTTTGCATTAGATGTTCCATCGGGTCGTTTCTTGTCTAAGTATTGGCTTTCAAAAATAAGTTTTAAATTATTCACACCGCTTCCACTAGAAAGTAAATTACCTCCGGTAAATTCTTTATCTCCAGCAGAAAATCCTTTAAAATTTAAATTTTTGTTTTCAATAATCCTACCTTTTCCTTCAGTAGTTTTCTTTTGTTTTTTACCACTTCTATATGCAATCTCAATTAGTCTTATTGGTCTATATCCTAATCCATATAAAAATCCAACCTTGCTGTCTTCATCATTTTCTGCGCTAATTGGAATATTTACATCTTTTTCAACAAATTCTAAAATTCTAGATTCAACCACTGTATTCTTTTCTGGTTTAGAATTTTTTTTGGAAAATTTCATTTTATTAGTGTATTGTTTAAATTGGTTGTCACTAAATCCTTTTCTTTTTTTATCCCTTACTTTTTTAGTGGAATCGGGGTTCTCAAGAATACGATTAATTAGCGGTTTGTCTTTAAGATTTTTTAATCTTAATACAGAACTAGATGTTTTTTCTCTTTTTAATTGTTCTTTTAAAATATCTAAGACTTGTTTTCCAGTTGCATCAAGATTGAAGCCTTTAAGTAATTCTTCAATTTTTTCTTCATCAAGAAGTTTTAATGCTGCATTATATTCTTTATGATACTCATCTCTCTTACTAGGCCACTGAACAGGATTCTTCGTTTTCATTTTTTTAGAAGAAAGACTTTTTGGTATTTTTCGGCTTTTATCCCCAAGATTTGTTATGTATTCTCGAAAAACAAATTCAACCATTTCTTTAAGAATGGTGTTTCTGTTTGCGTCGATTTCTCGATTCAATCGGGCATACACAAGTTTCAAATTAATCAACTCACATTAACCATTTAGCCCAAGCCGCACCTTTTTGAATGGCTGAACCTAAATGTAATCCGCTTGAAGGGGGTTCATAAGACATTTGACCGCTTTGTGGGTCAATCCAATATGGGCGACCATAACCATCATTTCCTGAAGGGGGTATGGGGTAGCCTGTGCCGTTATTCATCGCCGCTTGCCCTTGCACAAATTGTTGTTGATTTCCTGTAATTCCGGCTATTGCCATACCTGCCGAGGGTGCGGCAGGATTGACGCCGCCCATGTTTCCTCCGCCGCTAAAGCCTTGGGATTCAAGATATTGTTGCTTTGCCATTTTTCGTTGATTTACCACTTCTGTGTTAATTGCTGATTGAAGAATCCTTTGAATATCTAAATCAATGTTCTCTTGAGTAATCCTTTCGTATTCTCTCATAGCGTCAGCATCAATTGTCATTTTAGTTCCAGTGGTAGTGAAAGATAATTTAGCAAGCATTTGACTTACAACTCTCTCGACTACATCTTCCATTAGTTTTTCAAAAGTAGTCAAGAACTGCTCCCCGTGATATTGGAAAAATTCCTCAACATGGTTATCTTGTAAAGAAAGTAAGTTATTCACATTCTTAAATTGTTGGTCATTCTGTGCGCTTACTGCATTTAATACAGTTCCATTACTTGTTCCAAATACTCCCATTTTATTCACCACTTTTGTTATTTAATATAATTGAATTTAATCGTGCTGTATTTATCTCAATTTCAGCAATAAGGCGCATAACTTCTGCCTTCTCACCCTCGTTATCCTTGAGTACGGGTGGAGTTATAAGCCATCCGGTCGAGGTTAAGGAAAGAATATCCTTCTTGGATAAAGTAGTTATTGGGCTACTGTTGAACATTTGTGGAACTTTAGCCTTTGGTATGAATGCTTTGAAATCTAAGCCATGTTCATCTGCTAAAATTTGTTGTTGTAACATTTCCATTTGTTTATGAATACCGGCATGTTTTTGACAATAAGTTCCTCTTAGGGGTCTTCCCTTAGAAACATTATCTAATGGAATAGGGGGTCTTAAATAATCAGTTGCCTCCCAAATTTGATGCATTCCACAAACAACACATCTGTCTTTGAGATTAAATTTATATCCATACTTAAAAATAAATTTCTTTTTTTCTGGTAATAGAACCTTTTTGATTTCTTTTAATTGTTTTTTAGGTTTAAGTGCAGTATATGTATATTCTTCTATCGTTCCGGCGGCTCTAAATTGTTGTAGTTTGGGCAAAAACAATTTAGTGGCTTGTGTATTATTTATTAAATTTGGTTGTTGGTACATGTTAATCAATCCTTAAATTTTCTAATTGCTTTCATTGTTTCACCATAAAGTCTAGACAGCATCTTTTCCAATGGTCTGTCTTTTTTACCTACTAATTTCCTAATGTGATTTTGAACTTGAGTCATTACAGACCTAGTTGAACCCTTTGTTCCATCTAAATGACTTAATTGTTCGTAGTCTTTTCCACTTCCAAAGGCAAATGATTCATTGATAATAGCGTAATTATAATATGTTTTTAGTTTTTTTTCAATAGAATCTAATGTAGCATTACCTTCTGCATATTTTTTAGTTATAGCGTCTAGTTCTTTAAGAACTTCGTCCATGCTATCACCTAGTTCTTTTGCATATTCTCTATGAGATAATTCATGTGTCACTACATTAGCAAACTCAACAACTCTTTCCATATCATCATATTGCCTTGCTACTGTATTGAAATTATCTAAGTTGATTAAAACCTCATCAGTTTGTCCATCATAGATTCCTTTATAACCACCTTCATTGGTGAACCTGTCCACTTTAAGAATATCTTCCCACATAATATCAGTAATCCTTTATCAGTGTAGTAATTCCTTTATAGACCATTTCGGGGTCGGACTTAGCAGAAACAATATACTTGAATGTGGGTATTCCCTTATCATTCAATTGCCTCATTCCATATTTAAACGGTTCATAAATATCATGTTTATCTATCTGTTGTCCATCTCTAAGTGGGTATTTTTCTCCCCATATATCGTACTTATTTGCCCAAATGCTAACTGCCATAGGATAATCCACATCTTTCTTTTTCTTTCCATTGGGCCATCTATTTGCCATAATTGTGTCCACTAAAAATTTCCAAGCGAGTTGATGGTCTAAATTTGAAGGTGAATCTAAGTGCCTATGGTCTATCATAAAAATAATGTATTTCACTTTACGGGCTTTCATATCTTTAACCCACTCTTTCCAATATATTGCTTCACCGCCAATATCAGCACTCTTCAAAGTATGGGAATCTCCGTCAAATTTAATTACCTTTCTTGATGCTCTTTCTAAACCAACTGTTCTTTTGTTAATTTGTTGAACTTCACCTCTTGTTCTTAACTGATGGCTTAATGTTGTTTTACCGACCATTGTTGAACCATATACTCCAAAGTTAATTGCGTGAACTTTTTTATAAAAAGAAACCACTGCTTCTGTAATTAATATGGCAAAGCCAGCCATCACTGACATTTAATGACCTCCAAATAATGATGTTAAAAATGAAATTAACGAACCCATTATGTTTAAATCGAAAACACCCATTATGTTTCCAAGTAAAAAAGCAGATAGAGTGGAGCAACCGCCCCAAAACCACATTCTCATTTTAACAAAAAACATATCAGCAGAATGCGCCCTTTGTTGATTATAAGCGTAATCGGAGTCGGAGAAACCCATTAAATCGCTAATAACCAACTAATTCACCTCATTGTTGAATAGTAGCCAAAAACTCATTTGGTATTTGGCTTTCTTCAAATGAAGCGGTTGGGGTTTCGGAAGAGAAAGTATTATTCCATGCTTCCCTTTTATTAACTCCGTATTGTTTCATACTTTCACGAAGTTTCTGTTTAATTTGTTGTTCTCTTGCTACACGCTGAAAGTGTGCTTCAATCTGTCTGTCAAGTAATCTAATCTCAATCTTATCATTAAGCGATAAATCAAATAACGCCTTCATAACCATTATTCCACCAACAGTAATCAAACCAAATAGGACTGAATGTGCAAGTGGTGTATATGGGAAACTAACTCCATAAGACGAATAGAAATATACATTTGCTCCACTGATAGTCCCGACAAAAAGAATTGTCATAACTAAACGAGTATCTTTATTTAATGCCGCCATTAAATCACCTCAAGCAAATTCAATAGAAACTTCCATAGCACCGGAGGCTTCTTCCAAATAAATTCCATTTCTGCACAATACTCCATGCATATCAAATTCTATAACTTGGTCAGGTTGTAGCGTTAATCTCGCTACTTCTTTTCCACTTGCGGCTGTATTGTCATAGACCTTAATTACTGTTGGCGCACCAACAGAACAAGCATGGATTGAAACCAATTTTGCTTGACCACTAACAATTAAGGCACTTGCCGTTTTAACGCCACTACTTCTGCAACCTGTTACCATTGAATCACCTTCGTTATTTAGAGCAGGTTTGCCCTGCCTATTTAATGTGTCGGTCTAATCACTTCTTTAAAGAAGACTTTGACTTACTTACAGCCTTAGTTTTCTTAAGTGGTGACTTCGGAAGTATTGTTTTCTTAGGAGTAGGTAAAAGTTCTTCTAACATTTCTTTGCTAGTTAGACTTTCTTTACCCATTTCCTTAGAAAGTATTCCTAAAAACCTTTCATTTAGGTTGGACAATTCTTCTTTGTCTTCTTCATCAAAAGTAAAGAAAAGATTAGGGTCAGAAAGACGGATAGCCGCCCATTTTAAAGGAACGGCTACCCCTTCTTCCCTTGTAATCTCTTGTTTTGGATTGATGTAAAGCCGACGAACTGATGAATTATCACTTAATCGAACTGTCACCATTCAATTCACCTCAAATAAGGCCCCAAGCACGAACTCGGACAGCACACGCAGGGTCGCCATCATTAGCAACCGTAGCGTTTGTTCCGTCTAAAGCCGTGAACATTAACTTAAATGAACTTGTTGATGTATAGGTTCCTGTTTCTGATGTAAGAATTGATGGAACATGAGCGTTTGCACCCTCAGTTCCACAAATTGTCACACAATGAATTGATGATAATCCGAGGTCGGAAGCGTTAATTGTTGCCCCTGCCGCTACATGGGAAGTCACATCAATTAAAGCATCAACGACATATTCATCACCAACTGCCTTTGGTCGTGTATTGCCCTTATGGTCGGGCAATAAAGTTGTTGTAAATGCTAGTGCCAATTAAAACACCTCACTGTCCAATACAAATCCAACTTAACACTTCATCGGAAACAATATCCAATGTAAGTGTCACATGGTCTGCTTTAACGCCCGCCGTGACAACCGCCTCAACAGGGAATACTTCATCAATTGAATGAGTTGCTGCATTTGCCGCTCTAACTCCATTACCCATAGGGCTAGTAGTCATAATTTCAACGGTAGTCCAACCAGTTAAAATTAACTCGGTTGTTGCCGCATCTTCTGTTATCGTTCCAAAGGCCATCTTTCGGTTGCCTTCTAAATTCATCTCGCCTAATATTACTTGTGTCTTTGCCATAATAAATCACCTCATTGTATGTTTGTTATCTTTCCTTGACCCTTGAAGAAAGAACAACCCACTTCACCAATAGTTCGGTAAAGAGCACGATTGCCCAATGTTCCAACACCGAATGGATTTCCGTTAGCGATACCATCTTCAAAGTATTGAGTTGGTTTCATAACAGAAAGCCACAAATGGTCTGTATCAAGGAAAAGCATATCACTTAGTTTGGTTGAAGCCGCACCTGTTGAAGTCATGTCTTTAACAGGAATCAATGGAATATCGTAGTATGTTGCCACACGGAATCCAACTTCTGCGCCCTTTGTTCCACGAACACCATTAACCGTAGGAACAATTTCCTTTCGGTCCATGAATCGCTCTTGGCTTTGCAATAGGTCAGCAAGTGCTTGAATGGTATCATATCCAGTTAGAATAACCTTTGGTGAACCACCAGCAAGTCGTAGGTTGCGAACCATGTTGTTTAATAGAGTTAGCGTCAATTGGCGAACATTTCCAGCAGTGTAATCAGTACCGAAATCAACTTCTGCATCAAGGAAAGAAGCGGCAGTAAATCGCTCACTACCGTAAATCTTACCTAATGCGTTAGAAGCGGAGGTTGTATCAGTTGCGAGAACTCCACCATCAATTAGGAGTAATTCTGCTCTTGATGTGATAACCTTCAACAATGATGAATAATTGTTTCCAATGTTAGGCATAGCGGCGACTTCACCGTAATGTTCCAAAGGCATAACAAGCATCTTGTTTTGAACTTCTGCGTGGTGCTTACCCATATCTTCACGCATTTGCGCTCGAATATCGCCAATTCCATCATCAATCTGTGCCATTTCCATAGCAAGTTCGCTGAAATCGAATTGATGTGCAACGACCTTTGGACTCATGTTTAATTGAGCATAGGTTGGAGCAATTGGGCCTAATCCATCTTGTGCCGTTGAAAGGGCCGCATTCTCAGGAACACCACCAATCATATCTGCTCTTGGAGAATCCGAACCTAATTCAGCAAGGTTTTCTGTTCCGCTTGCATCAACAGCGAATAAGTTTCCACTTCCACCAGCAGGTCGGCTCTTAAGAACTCGCCATCCACTCGAAGAGTAAGGTCGCTTTGCAATCATTGATAGTGCGTTGACTTCTCGGTTTAGCATAGACCAAACCTTTTGTCCATAAACGATGTTGTATAATGCGGAAACATCACCAACGGCTGAACCGGACAATGCCGGAGAACCGTCGTGGCCGGTATGAATACCGCCAATCATACCTGCTTGCTTCAAAAGAGCATTACCAGCAGGTAAGTTGTTAATTCCGTATGTTTGTGCTTCTAAATCTCGTATTGTGTTAATATATCCTGTCATTCAAATCACCTCAAATGTTGTTCACCATCTTGTGAATGTCGGACCATTCCATTTCTGCAAGGTCGTTCATTGATGGGAGGGTAATAGTTGATTCTTGTTGAGCCTTAATGATTGAATCCTTCTCGGCTGTCAAAGACTTTCGCAATTGAGTAAATTCTTCCTTAAGAGAAGTAATTTCACTTGCGGCATCATATTGTGACTTTGCGAGAATGTTCTCACGGTTGTTGCGTTCCGAAGCAAATCGGGACTCAAAGGACTTTCGGAGGTTATCGTAAGCAAGTGCTTCGAGTTGTTCCTCACGGAAAGCGGAGTAAGCCTTCTCAATGTTTGAATTACTCAAATCAAGAGAATCAAATTCATTGTTGTTGAATGCTTTAACTACGGGCATATCCGAAGAAGTCGGCTTACCGTTGTTAATCACGATTCGGTCAGCAGGTTCGCCAATTTGGTTTCCTGCGCCATCAAGAGTACGAAGGTATGCTTTATCTGTTTCTTCAAAGTCTTTGTATTCCGAATCTGCCATTTCTGTCATGTTTTCTTCTTGCATGTTTTCTTCTTCAACATCTTGGTATTCGCCCATTTCAAATGCTTCCATTTCGTCTTTGTTATCGTCAGCATTCTCTTCTTCTTCCTTACGAAGCATATTAACTTCTTCGAGAAGAGTGTCTAACTCGCTCAGTGCTTTTTCTAATTTTTCGCTCATTTTTTCACTTCCTATATCTTGTTTTAAAATATCGAATTTCGCTTCGGGGTTAATTCCTTTTTCACATATTGTAACTTCGTGGAGTTCTAACTTA